CTAAACAGAGAATAAAAGAAAAAGAGAAAGCATCTACTATTAAAGAAAAGAAAGATTTAGACGCAACTCAAAAAAGAGAATCGACACATCCTATTCATAAGAAAAAAGGAAAAGATGTAGAGATTAAGCAAAAACCTAAAGTTAAAATTAAACCTAAGTCTAAAGATAAAATTGCTAAAGAAAAAAGCAAAGCAGCTTTAGAGAAGGAAAAGAAAGGTATAAGAGTTTCCACACCTGAGAAACATCCAGCTCACAGACCTCAACCTAAACAGAAACCAAAAGGCGCGCAAGCGGCGGAAGTGGATAGAGGTGGAAAATCTCCAGGCCCTAAGGAAAGAAAAAAACTTCCAAAGATTTCTGGAAAAGCTAGAGAAGACGCTAAGCAGGCTAAGATCAGAGAAGATGCAAGAAAGCCTAAAAAAGCGGAACCTAAAAAGCAAGCTGAGACTGGAACGCGAAAAACAACCTACGAAGATAGAGTTAAGGCGTTAGTGGCTAAGAAAGCTGAATTAACTAAAAAAGAAACAGCGGACGGTCGCAGTGAATACCAGGTTCAAATGAATAAATTGAAAAAGGAAAACAAGAAGGCTTGGAAGAAAATGTTCAAAGGCGGAAAGCTTAAGGGTTAGTGTCTAATCAGCGCAAGGAAATGGATGTAAACGAAGCGCGTGACTACGTGCAGAGTAAGACGGCTGATGCGGCCAAGAAGGCGGCGTTGGCGGGAACATTATTTCTAGCTGAAAAAATACCAGGATCGGAAAAAGTTAAAGACTTATTTGCTCCTACACTAACTAAGATAAAGGAAAAGATTCCTAAGGGATTGAATATTAATATTAATCCGCAAGAAGGGAAAGCTTTTATTGGATTAACAATACCGCTCGGCGGTAAAAAAAGATATTAAGGAGGAGACATGGCAAAGAAACAAACTCCATTGGAAAAAATAAAAAAACTAATGGAAAAGTTAAGTGCGATTCATGAGAAGGAGGAAGACATCTTTGAAAAGATAAATGATATTCTTGAAGAAGATGAAGACGACTTTGATTGGGACGACGATAAATAAGGAGGACATATGACAATTAAGACTGTAAAATCACATCCAGTAGCAGGACCTTATAATAATACTCGTTACACGGCAAAAGTAAAACAAGGAAAAAATAATACTTTCACTTGGACTGAAACTGCTGAAGAGTATGATTATAATGATGGGGTTCATGTGTGGGATATTTATAATCTCCCTAACGGTGTAAAACCAGATATTGGCAATAAGACTAAGATAAGTAAATAACTCAACTAACACAGGAGATAGTATGAGCACTCGCGTATTAACGCCAACACTTGAGGAATATGATTTAAATAATCCTCCTGCTAACTTATATGAAGAGTTAGCATTATGGGGTGGCAAGGCGTATGTCATTAACAAGTGAAGATAGGGATGCGGCTACTAGATTAGCAATTCATCAGGCACGTGATGATTTGTTGGCATTTATTATGCTAATGAACCCATCTTTTAATGTCGGTCCGCATCATCGTTTATTATGTGATGAATTAATGCTTTTGGAAAAAGGCGATATAGATCGGTTAATGATCTTCATATCTCCTCGTTCAAGTAAATCTCTTATAGCATCTACATATTTTCCAGCATGGGCACTTGGGCGCAATCCATATTGGCAGGAAATTGCTGTATCTCACAGTGATGACTTGGCAACAAGGTTTGGTCGTGCCATCCGGGATATTATTAATACAAGTGCTTATCAAACAATTTTTCCTCGTATCAATATACGCCGTGATAATAGATCGGCAAACTCATGGGCATTGGAACATAAGAAGAAACAGGCGGGATCTTTCCTAGCGGCAGGTTCTGGTTCTGGTATTGCTGGCTTTGGTGCGCATTTAGCTATTATTGATGATCCAATATCCGAGCAAGATGCTTTTTCAAAAGCAAGAAGAGATACATTAAATGAATGGTATTCATCAGGATTGCGTACAAGACTGATGCCAGGGGGCAAAGTAGTTCTTGTTATGACAAGATGGCATGAAAATGACTTGGCAGGTTATTTATTAAATCAAGAATCCAGTGATACAAAGTCAGATAAGTGGGAAGTAGTGCAAATTCCTGCGTTAAATACTCCAGAAGCTGCAGAGGGATTGAATGATTGTAGGAAAAAATTAATAAAACAAGGATATTTAACTACAAAATACCCTAAATTAAAAGAAGGTGAATCATTTTGGCCAGCGGCTGATAGGGAAAAAGGATTTTGTTGGACGACTGAAGAGATACTTCGTACAAAAAGTAACACTCCTAGCTTTAAATTTGATGCATTGTATGGACAAGCGCCGACTTCAGAGAAAGGAAACATAATTAAGACGGAATGGTGGCAGGATTGGGAGAAAGAACAGGCTCCTGAGTGTACATACATCATACAATCGTGGGATACTGCGTTTTCTACCAAAACATCGGCCGATTATTCTGCAATAACTACATGGGGAGTCTTTGGTGACGGCTTAGGTCCGCCTAATCTATGTTTATTAGGGGCTACACGTGGCAGATGGGACTATCCTACCCTGCGGCAGAAGGCAATTGACAAATTTGAGGAACATAAACCTGATTCCATACTGATTGAGAAGAAAGCTTCTGGTCAATCCTTGATTCAGGACTTAAGAATGGCGGGATTGCCTATATTTGAGTTTCAACCTGATAGGGATAAGGTATCAAGGGCTTATGCCATAACATCTTTATTTCATAATGGGCGTATATATGCCCCTCAAGCAAAAATGTGGACAAAAGAAGTAATGGAAGAGGCAAGAACTTTTCCTACAGGCAATCATGATGACTACATGGATACCATATCACAAGCATTATTATGGATGCGTAATGGAGGTTATATTGATCATAGTGAAAATACGTGGCTTGACAAGGCGGAGCAAAGAGTGTATAATAGAAAGCAAGTAGAACAAGCTAAAAATAAAAGCTTTTACTATTAGTAAGGATATTAAATGGCAATAGAGAAAAAAATTGATTTAACGGATGCAATTACCAGTGTTCAGATGCCGGGTGTTGATGAAGTCGAAGAATCAATAGAAGTGGAAGTAGATGACCCGCAAGCATTAGAAATAGCTAAAGCAATGGGTCTTGAAGAAGAGGAAGAATTAACAGATGAGTTCGATGCTAACTTAGCCGAGCTTATGTCAGAAGAAGATTTGCAGGAAGTTGCAAATGAGTTATATGACGGATATACAAGAGATAAAGATTCACGACAAGAATACGATAATATAGCTGAAGACGGAGTTACACTTCTGGGATTGAAAGATGATCAAGGTGATGAACCTTTCCCGGGGGCATGCAGTGCAACACATCCTGTGTTAGCACAAGCAGTTGTAAAATTTCAAGCAAAAACTTATAAAGAATTATTTCCTACCGAAGGTCCTGTACGTACGCGTATTATAGGAGTAGAAACTCAACAAAAAATGGAACAGGCGAATCGTGTTCGTCAATTTATGAATTGGCAAACACAAGTACAAATGCCTGAGTATGGTCCTGAGTTGGATCGTTTATTATTTTACGTTGCTCTTTATGGAACGGCGTTTAAGAAAAATTTTTGGGATCCAACATTACAAAGACCATGCACTGAATACATTAAAGCAAGCGATTTATATATAGATTATTATGCTTCTGATTTAGAAAGTGCAGAACGATTTACACATAAATACGCATTATCATTAAACCAAATTAGAAAGCTTCAAATTGCGGGGATGTTCCGTGATATTGAAGTTGTGGAAACTCAGATTGAAGAATCAGCTGCAACCGAATCTGCTAATGAAGCAGTGGGAAGAAGCAAGCCTGGTTATACAGATGATGAAGTAGAAATTTTAGAAGTACATGCCAATGTAGATTTACCAGGATATGAAGATGAAGATGGATTAAAACTTCCATATATTGTTCATATGACAACTGATCAACAAGTTTTATGTATAAGAAGAAACTGGGATGAGCAAGATATACTGAAGAAAAAGAAAATGTATATCACGCATTATACAATGATTCCAGGATTAGGATTTTATGGCTACGGTTATTTACATTTAATCGGTGGCTTAACAAAGACAGCAACATCCTCCCTGCGCCAGCTAATTGATGCTGGCACTTTTGCTAACTTGCCAGGTGGCTTTAAGGCGCACGGTCTTCGTGTGCTTGCCCCTGACGAGCCTATTGCACCAGGAGAATGGAGGGAAGTAAATAGTCCTGCAGGAGATTTAGGAAAATCCTTGCAACCATTACCATTTAAAGAGCCATCACAAACATTGTATAATCTTATGCAATATGTTACAAATTTGGCTAAAGAGTTTGCCGATGCGACAGACAGCGTAGTAGAACAAGGTTCTAACTATGGTCCAGTCGGCACTACAATGGCTTTGTTAGAGCAATCTTCAAAGCTATTCAACGCTGTGCACAAACGCTTACACGCTGCTCAATCCAAAGACCTGCGTATTCTCGCCCGTCTCGATGGCGAATATCTTCCTGATATGTATCCTTACGAAGTCGCAGGTGGTGCACAGCAAGTTTTCAGGGAAGACTTTAATCTTAAAAGTATTGATGTCATTCCAGTATCTGATCCTAACATGCCAACTGAGGCACATAGGATTGCAAAGATAAATGCTATTATGTCCATTGCCCAGCAAAATCCAGCTGCCTACAATATGGATCAAATCAGTATGGAATTATTTGCGGCTATGGGTGTTAATGAACCACAACGTTATTTAAAACAACAACAGCAACCTTTAACAGCTAATCCTATTTCGGAGAACATGGCTGTAATGAAGGGGGCACCTTTGCAAGCAAGTCCCGAACAGAATCATGATGCACATATTGTAACGCATGGAACGCTTCTGCGTAATCCTGCATATAAGGATAATCCAGCGGTGCAACAATTATTAATGGCACACATTACAGAACACTTGGCATTGAAGTACCAGCAAGAAATGATACAGATGATTCCTGACCCGCAAGTTCAGGCAATGATTATGTCAGGTCAACCATTACCGATGGAAATACAAAATCAAATTGCCTTAATGGCAGCTAATGCTTCAGACAAAGTATTACAGCTTGATGAAGAAAAAGCTAGAATTATGGCAGGTGATACTGACGATAAACAAACTGAACAGTTAGAATTACAGAAACAAGATCTCGCTTTGCGTGCGCAAGCCGAGATGAACAAGCTTAAGATTCATGATGATAAGATGGATCTTGAAGAAGCGAAACTCATGACCACGGATGAGAACGAGGATGAGGATCGCAAACTTCGCATGAAGGAAGCTGAAATGCGATTTGCCAGTAACATGGCGAAAGATGCTGCTAAGACTATGGATGCGGCAGTTAAAATAACTAAACTGTAAGGAGTTGATTATGCCAGCAAATGCATATAAACTAGCAGCTATGCAACGTAACAAATCTATGGATTTGAAAAATATCGGAAAAGGATCTGCTATGAAAAAAAAGAAATCTACTAAAAAAGTAGGAAAGAAAAAACAAGGCTATGCCGCTAGAGAAGACGAATCTTTAGGTATGAGACGTGGAAAAGCTTCTACTAAAAAACAAGGTATGAAAGCTAGAAGAGACGAATCATATGGTAAATGGGGAAAACGCAAAGGCGGAAAAGTTAATAAGTAATGCCTTTCAAGTCGGAAAAACAACGGCGCTATCTTCACGCTAAACATCCTAAAATTGCTAAGAGATGGGAAGCAGAATATGGCGCTCCGACTAAAAAGAAAAAAAAGAAAAAGAAGAAGAAGAAGAAAAAATGACATGTGGAAGATTATGTTTAGTTTAGCAATAATTTCAGCAATGAGTATGTTACAAGGTTGTGATGGTTTATCTATGAAACCACATAAGACTAGCGTTACATATGGTGTGGCTGATACTGAAAAAGATAATGGTAAAGATTCTGTAAAGGAATCATTTACAATTAAACAAGATTTCATCTGGGAAGAATAGATGAAAAATTTTATTTTAAATTTATTAGAAGTCTATGGTAGTAAAATAAGTAATTGGGCATGGCATAAACGCTGGAATAAAAGGAATAGAAAATGAACGGATTAAAAATATCATTCGCCGTCGTGGCATTCGTGCTCGTCCAGGGGATAGGTGTCATATGGTACGTCTCGAAACTCGATTCTCGAGTCGACCAGATGTACAAAAGTTTTGAAGAAGAGAACAAAAAAGAAGTGATTGAAAATCAAGTTAAAATGAAATTGGATCTGGAAAATTTAATAGCGGATGTCAATCAATTAACCAAAGATATGAAGAAGATGCAATCAAAAGATAAAGAAATTGTGAAGCAAAACCGTGCTATAGAAAAGCAGCATAAGGATCTGTTTAAATTTTTAGAAGACCAACAAACTAATTCTAATTCTAATTCTACTTCTACTTATTCTTACGGAGATTAAATGACTGATTGGTTTGATAAGTTAGCTATAACTTTAGCAGTTATAACAGTAATAATATTTGTAATTGTAGTGGGGATATAATGGCTAACGGAAGGATGGATGTAAGTGATAAGACTGCTATTTCTATGCCTATGCGTAACCTTATATCAATACTCGCAGCAGTCGGAGTTGGAGTCTACGCCTTTTTCGGAATACAAGAAAGGCTTAACAATGTTGAGACGCGAAGCACGCTCATGGAAGCCGATCTCACAAAGAATACAGAGTTCAGGATCAAATGGCCAAGAGGTGAATTAGGGTCCCTCCCTGCGGACGCTCAGCAGGACCTTCTTCTGGAATTTATGGCATCCCAGGTCGAGGGTATGCAGGAAGAAATGGAATCAATGATGAGCAATTCCGTAAATATAAAGAGGGCACAGCAGGATATAGAACGCTTGCTCAACGACGTGGAGAAGCTCAAAGATAAAATTAGGGAGAACGGCAATGGAGGTAATTAGCATTATTGTTATGTTCATATTTGGAAATATGAACGATCAGGAGCATAGAATGACACAGTATGTTCCAATGGAATCACTATCCTCATGCATGAAGG